CTTTTCGTATGTGAATATGGTACCATTTGCACTCAAAACCCAAGGTTGGTTAGAGTCAAACAACATGTACCAAATTTCAGCACCCGAGTGTACAGTCTCCTCACCTGACTGCCAGTCAATGGTGATCTCTGTGCCACGTTGCTGTTCCATTACCGCTGTGTATTCTAGACTTGCAAACACACCTTCCCATGCAGCCGCAAATGAATCACCCTTGGACATTTTGTCTTTAATATATCTGTCTGTCATTACGGGGCGCAGTTGACCTATGATGGTTTCTGGACCCATGTTTAGGGCACGAATTGCCGACGGGTATAGACTGTTGATGTCCACAGATCCAATCCACTCATGTAATCCTTTTTTGGGATAAGCCACATAAGCACCTGCTGCCTGAGTATCGTCATCTGTAAGACGCTGTTGCCGATTGGGCACAACCATGCCACGTTCATGTGCTTCGTTTATGATGGCCTGTTCAGTAACTGCCACAGCACCCATCGTGGTGGCCAACAGCACAGTGTTGGCATGTGCCAGTTCGCTTGCCAGTTCTAAGAATCGCAGTTTTTTGTCCAGTTTGTCCAACAACAAGGTATCTTGCCTGTTGTATTCAATAAAGGTTCGAAAGTGTTGATTGTACAACTGATCCAAGGTGCCTTCAAACTGTGTCTTGCGTTCACCCAGTTCGTACTCAGCAATGGCATCCAGGCTGTAGCTATGTCGCTCTTCATAGGTGTACTTGCGATACAGTTGCATATAGTCCATATGCACACGACCCACCAAGTCATAGGTTTCATTCTCAGCACCAAAGCGTTCGAACACACGCTTCTTGGGAAACTGTCCCCACAAACAAAAACGTCTGGTGTCGTCTTTGCTGAGTACTCGAGTGATACGATTCACTGTGTAGGGTATGTCATAGCCTTCCGAGTTCCAACCGCTCAGGATGTCTGCATCTTCGATTAGGTCCAGGAACATCTTTAACATTTCTGACTCAGACTCGCACAGCACAGTGTTCTCAAATTCCGCACAGATCTCACGAGCAGTCTCTGCACTCATGTGGCGCGGGGCCACCACCAGTGTGACCAGTTGCTCCAACCAATTCAGATATACCGATATGGCAGTGATGGCATTGAAAGGATCTGTAACAGGAGAGAATCCACGCACTGGATCAAACGCAACTTCAATGTCAAAGAACGCTGTGTTAAGTGTGGGTGCGTCTTGGTCTTTGTAGTTTTCCTCAAAGCAACGGAATATGGGATTGATATCCGATTCGTAGATTTGTCGCCCGCTTTGTGCTCGAACTTCCTTGCGGAACTCTTTGTTGTTGCGTGTACTAAACCTTGACACAGGTGTGCCGTAGATGCTTTGAAACTTGCCTCGGGCATCGTCGTAGTAAAAAACATAATTGGCAGGATACTCTCGATACTGCCTTTGGCCATCGCGGCGTTCTACCACGTGAATGCGATCGTGCTCACGATCAAATAGTGCGTCAATATAACTCATTAGTCTCCGTTTGTGGCCGGTATAGCCTTGTTACATGTTCGTGTCGTGAACGATTCGTTGCTGTTCGAAGCAATATTTATAGCGTCTTGCCCACAGTTTCAAGAATTGTTTCCAGCAGTTCTTGGTCTTGTTTGGTTTTACCAAACTCAGCCTTGTGTGCCACTCTGATGGCTTTCTTCAGCACAGCAGGTTTGATTTCTAATTCTTCTGCTATGGCCTTGATGGTGTCGGACAAGCCGCCTTGTAGTGTGTCAATCTCGTGCATGACAGCCATGCCTTCGTTGATGATCTGGGTGAGTTTGATCTTTTGTTCGCCGTTGAATGTTTTGGTATCCATGTGTACTCCTAAAACACAAGTATAACACAGATTTTGGTGCTGTCAACAGGAATTTGCTCACTTCATGACGCAAATCTAAGTTGTATGTCTAACTTTCAACAATCTTAAAAATCTGAATATATTAATGTACATCCAGCCTATATCAAATTCAAACCATCGGCGACTAAGACGAGGATTTGCGGGTTCCAAATGATGGTTATTGTGCAAACATTCACCACCAATAATAATGCCCCAAGGACTAATGTTCTTGCTTTTATCTTTAGTTTCTCCATTACGATACCCCCACCAATGTCCAATGCCGTTGATTACTCCGGCAGCCCAGAATGGAATCCATAGCATTTGTATCGCCCAGATTATGGCGCCAACCCAACCAAAGACGATGATGTTGAACAAAAAGAGAATGCCAATGCCAAGTCTGGAGTGAGCACTGTATAGGTTGTGCTCAATCCAATCAGAAGGAGTACCAACACCATATGAATCAACCATGACTTTATCTTTTGATGCTTCATGATATAGCACCGCTCCTTTGAAGAAAACTTGTTTGATTCCATACACATGCGGGCTGTGTGGATCGCCTGGCTCATCACTGAATCTGTGATGCTTGCGATGCACAGCTACCCATTGTTTGGTAACCATGCCTGTTGTGAGCCATAACCAAAATCGCATAAAGTGACTTAGTATTGGATGAAATATTAATCCCTTGTGTGCTTGACCTCGGTGTAAGAAAAGTGTGACGCAAATAATTGTGATGTGTGTTACTATTAGAGTATATAAAATCATAGAGGTGTATGTTTACTAGAAAAAGCTCACTTCAAGCATCACGGTAGCGAATCGTTTTGCTCACCCAGCAGCCGGGCCACACGGTCCTAAGGTAGGTGTGATCGGTTGAGTGATTCATTCAAGCCTTGAATCACCCGTTGTATTTGTTTGAGTTTCAGATAGTTCTGTTCGGCGTCACGGGCAGCATAATAGGCCTGTCCATCTGCACGTTCGTAGTCGGGATCTCTGTTGAGTTCGGCTCTACGTACCAGTTCATCAATGTTGGGATAACGGGCTGTTAGGTCACGTTGTTGTTTTTCCAAATCCATGGGCGCAGCGGCAGGTGGCATGTATGCTTTGGTTCTAGCATCGGCCCGTGCCAAGCCTTTTTCTCTTTTGGCAATTGTTTGATCAGCAGCAGCAACTTTTGCAGCATTGTCACGGTCAAAGAATTGATTTATCTTGGCACCTGCCTGGCTAACTTGTGCTTTTTTACGATAGTCACCCAGGCTGACTTCTGACACTGGTTTTTTATCTTTGTTGTATCTCTTACCGCCCAATGCATCTAGTTGATCTTTGGGTAATTTTTTGATCCAATTAGGATCATTGTATGGTTGTGGTTTTTTAGTAACTGGACCTTCCTTGACCATGTAATCTCCAGCCGTGTTATCTGAAGGTGTGTAGCCTTTGTCGGCTGTGTGATATGCGGCTGGGTTGCCTTTGTCTGACAACGGAGTTTTATCTAAGTAATTGTTGTTGTATTCAGTATCTGACAGACGTTCAAGGTTAAACTCGTAGAACTTGATGCCTTTGGATTTTAGAAATTTTTCAAGCGCCGCTGACGCTTGCCCTGGAGATTTAAAACTGGTTCCCAAATTAATGTCTTTTGTAACTGTGTTCCCATTGACTTTGAAAGTAACATGGGCAACAATGGCTGGCAAGAAATCTTCACCAGAAGGAGCATTTTGTGCTTGTGCAGCGGCACCGCCCAAGGCCATTGAGCCTGCCAGGGCTGCGCCTCCCAATGCTGACTTCCAACTTTCATCTACACCTTGTTTTCGTGAGTTAACATAGGCTTTGTATTCTTTTTGTGCCGCTTGATGCACTGTATGATTTGTAGTGAAATCTTTATACTTGTTGCCCTGCTTCAATACCCATGTGGCAAAGTCAAACCACTTGACCCCGGTATCATTATTTGCCTCCGCCACACCTTGCTCCGCAGTGACCACGGGCTTGCCACTTTTTCCTGTGTTGGCACCAAGTCCAGACACTTGGCCTTTGGTACCACGGCCACCGGCTGCACCAATGTGTGCGGAACCTTGCCAACGTTCGCCTTTGCGTGGTTTAGCTGGTTTGAGGCGTTGTACTTCGCCACCACGTGCTAGGAATGCTGCCACAGCGTCATCGTCTTCCGCCATGTCTCGGTTGACACTTTCGCCACCACCATCTCCGCCGCCTTCACCAGATTCTCCGCTGCTATAATAGCCGTAGCCTGGAAAGAAATATCCACCCATTGCTCTTGAAGATTTTTTCTTTTTCTTGGCCTCTTCCACACCTGGAGGAAATACTTCC